AGGAATTAAAAAATGGCGAATTCAACATCTGCTAACCTAAAACTTACAGTACAAGCAACCGGTGAAAACTCGGGAACTTGGGGTCAAATTACAAATACAAACTTATTAATTTTAGAACAAGCTATTGGTGGTTTTACAACATTTAATTTAACCAATGCTAATAGATCTTTAACTTTTACAAATGGTGCTTTATCAAATGGTAAAAATGATGTTATTAAATTAACAGGAACTTTAGCAGCTAATAGAACAGTATCTATTCCAGATTCAATTGAAAAAGTTTATCATGTGCAAAACGCATGTGATCACGCAGGAAACACTTTAACTTTTAAAACATCATCAGGCACAGGGGTTCTTTTATGTGAGGGAAATAACTACGTATTATATTCTGATGGAACTAATATAGTAAAATTATCTGAGCAAAGAAACTGGAGAGCAGTTTCCGCAGCTGAAACAGTTCAAGCTGGTGCTCAACTTTTAGTAAATACAAATGGTGGAGGAGTAACGGTTACGCTACCAGCCTCACCTGCTACGGGAGATGAAGTTTCATTTGTCGACCAAGGTTATGATTTTAATAGTAACGCATTGACTGTTGGTAGAAATGGATCTAATATAGTTAATGCAGCAGCTGATCTAGTAGTTAATACACAAGGAGCAGCTTTCTGTTTAGTATTTTCAGGAGATGCAACAACAGGTTGGACGTACAAGGAGAAATAGAATATGGCAAATTACGAAGCAACAAGATACGATTTCGATGGAGCAAACCTTACAGGTATCGAAGGAATTCCTACAGCAACTATTGTGCCGTGGTCATCTTCTTCAGTGCCATCAGGTTTTTTAGAATGTAATGGAGCAGCAGTATCAAGATCAACTTATTCTGCATTATTTGCTATCGTAGGAACAACTTACGGAGCTGGTGATGGTGCATCTACTTTTAACCTACCTGATTTACAAGACAACGTTGCAGTTGGTAAATCTGGAACTAAAGCTTTAGCATCAACTGGTGGAGCAAACACAGTCGCTTCATCTGGAACAGTTGGAGGCACTACAGCGAATGCAACTTTATCTGAAGCACAACTTGCTTCTCACTCTCACACAGGTGGAGCTAGTAGTACAAACACTTTCTCTGGTAACCCTAACCCAGGAGGTGTAACGACAGGTAATACAGGTAACACGGGTTCTGGAACAGGTCACCTACACAATTTAAGTGCAACATTTACAGGTAGTGCAACTTCAGTTTTACAACCTTTTTTAACTATAATATATATTATTAAGACGTAGGAGAAATTATGGCAACAAACGCACAATGGACAGTAGTATTTGACGATAAAAGAATTATCAAACAAAGTGGTGATGCTGCTGGAAATGCATACACAATTTCTGATAATGACTTTTGGGGATTAGCTAAATGGAATAACATTTGGGCTATTCAATATGGAACTGCTGAACCAAATGACACTGTAGAATATAGAGACAGCACGCCTCACTCTTCTTGGGAAGATGCTGAGTTAGGAGATTTTCAAGATTTTATTACTAGATGGGATTCAGCTCACTTATCTAGACTTCAAGCTGATTGGGATGCTGACGTTATAACTACATATAATGATGATGGATCTGTCGCTGACACTGAATCTGAAGCTGATCAAATAGCTAGAAAAGGTTCAAGACCTACTTCTTATTCTTCATAATCTTTTATAAATAAAGTAGCACTATACCTGGTAATATTAAATTCTTTATTAGCATGTGGAGAGTGCCATTTATTAGATGGAAAAAAAATAGCTCTGTTTTCTCTAAAACCAACATGAATATCTAAATCACCATCTGTATAAAACACAGTGCCATTACTTAAAGCAGTTGGACCACTAATCATTATTAATACATTCAAAACACTGTTGTTATCTGTATGTGGTTTAAAATCGCTCAATGTTCTTTGATCAATACCTGAATGTAAATATAATTCTTTAATCTTTATTTTAAATTTTAATTCTGTTTGTTTTTTAAATAAATCTAATAACTTAGGTTCATCTTTTAAAAAAAATCTATTTCCATAATGAGAATCTTGATTTTTTTCTACTGCATTGTCAAAAAATTGAGGGCTATAAAAAGCTTTATGTAAAGCAAAATCTTTAACTAATTCAAAATTAGGTTTATCAAAAAACTCATCTATTATTTTTATCATTATCTTAACATCATCCAAGACGTTAAAATATATTTTTCACCTGATAAAGGTGGATTACCTCTGTGTAGATAGGGAAACGCTGCTGGCCATATAACTATTCTTCCCTTTTTAGGTTTTACTCTTTTTGAAAAATGTAAAAATTCTGTTTCTCCTCCTTCTTCAACATCATTTAAATATATAGAAAATACAAAAGCACGGGGTTCATTTTCAAATCCTTTACCATGTTCAACGTGCCAAACATGGTATCCCTCTGAGGGTAAAGTTTTTTGAATTTTTAAACCTGTAAAATAAAAACCAGTTCCATAAGCATCTTTTGCCCCTGTATTTTCAATATAATGTTTAAAGGCTAAATCATAATTTATCATCATTAATTTTAATGATTCCCACCATACATCTACATTTTTTCCTCCAGCAAAATATTGTTGGTCTTGTTTTTGTAATATAGAAGCTTGTTCAAAACTAATTCTATTAATCGTATTATTAAATTTATTCTGTTCTTCGTATAATTTAATAGCTTTATTACATTCTTCTTCAGTAATGTAATTATCATACACGCCAATAAAGTTGGTGATATTTACAGTTTTTTCCATTATAATCTATCTTTCATATTTTAAATAAGTGTTATATAACCATTTATATGCTACAGAAATTAAAATTCAAGCCTGGATTTAATAAACAAGATACTGAGTCAGGGGCCGAGGGTCAATGGACTGATGGTGATTTTGTAAGATTTAGATATGGACTACCTGAAAAAATAGGTGGATGGTTACAATTAACAGCTGCTAATAAAACCTTACCTGGAGCAGCAAGAGCACAAGTTGCATTTTCAAGTTTTGCAGGTGAGAAATACACTGCAATTGGAACTTCTCAAGGTTTATTTTTATATTATGGTAATGACTTTTATGACATTAGTCCTTTGGATACAGCAATTACTGGATGCACATTAACAACTGTTAATGCATCAAGAACTATAACTATTAATAAAGGTTCTCATGGTTTAGCTGTAGGTCGATATGTAACTCTTTCATCGGTAACTGTTACAGGAGCATCTGACTTTACAGCAGCAGAACTAGAACAAGTTTATGAAATATTAACTGTACCTGATGTAGATAAATTTACTGTTCAAGCTTCACGTGCTGAAGGAGGATCTGGTATGACAGCAGCTGGTGCTGCAACTGTTAATCCGTATGTTGAAATTGGACCAACAACACAAACAACAGGATTTGGTTGGAGTACATCTACATGGAACACGTCAACTTGGGGAACAGCTAGAGATACAAGCTCTGTAATCCTAGATCCAGGAAACTGGAGTTTAGACAATTTTGGTCAAGTATTGGTTGCAACTATATTTAATGGTAAAACTTTTACATGGAACGCAGGTGCATCAAATCCAAGAGCTAACAGAGCATCATTAACTACATCAGGTTTTGCAACTAGTAACAATCCTACAGCCAGTAGATTTACATTAGTATCAGATAGAGACAGGCATTTATTTCATTTTGGAACGGAAACAACCATCGGCGATACAACCACACAAGATCCGATGTTTGTAAGATTCTCTAATCAGGAAGATTTAAATACTTACACACCAACAGCTACCAACACTGCAGGTACGTTCAGATTGGATACAGGAAATGAAATAAGAGCAGCTATTCAAGGTAAGGATTATGTTTTTGTTATAACTGATAACGCTGCTTATGTTATTCAGTTTGTTGGTCCACCTTTTACATTTAGTGTTAGACAAGTAGGTACTAACTGTGGATGTATTAGTCAGCATGCAGCGACCTTTGTTAATGGTGCAGTGTTTTGGATGGGATCGCAGGGTGGATTTTTTGTATTTGATGGTACAGTAAAATCACTACCATCATTAGTAGAAGATTTTGTATTCACCACAGATGGAGATAATCTTGGATTAAACTTTAATTCAAGAGATGTTATCTTTGCAGGTTCAAATAATTTATATACGGAAGTAAATTGGTTTTATCCAAAAGATGGATCTGAACAGATTGATAG